AAACAACTGACATTCCGATTAAACAACCTTTACCGGATAGCTCAATGATCAGCGAATTCATATCACATGAGCATGTTGAAACCAAAAAACTAAATTGGTTCCAACGAGTAATGAAAGCAATCTTTAACCTTTAATAAATCAAACATGAAAAAACAAACCGAAACACAAACATTCGAGGATGCGATTCCAAAGCCACAAACCATTTGGTACAAACTATGGATGGCAAAGCATGAAATCGGGAAAGTTACCAAAGGATCAAACAACCCGTTTTTTAAATCGAAGTATGCTGATTTGAACACTATCATCGAGGCGGTCGAACCAATCCTGCATAAATACAACCTTTTGTTATTGCAACCGATACAAGGGAATCATGTATGCAGTCAGATAATTGATATCGAAACGGGTGAACGCATTGAAAGTTCATTGGAGTTGCCGAACATTCAGGATCCACAGAAGCTCATTGCTTCCATAACTTACTACCGAAGGGGATCATTGCAAACGATGTTAAGCCTCCAGGCGGTGGATGATGATGGTAATGAGGCAAGTAAAGCCGTAAAGGAACAGAAAACGGAAGTATTGACCTTAAACGAAAAGCAATTCATTTCAGCAGTGGGTGCAATCAATGCCGGAAAATATACGGTTCAATACTTTTTGGATAAGTATTCGTTAACTCCCGAACAGATCAACGTATTAAACGAACTAAACGCATAAAATCATGAAGCACGAATTCATCGCAAGAGCATCTCAAATGGGTGCGCTAATGACTAACCCCCGAACGAAGGGCGAAAGTCTGTCAGAAACAACGAAAACGGCAATTCAGGAAGCCGTACTATTTAACAAGTACGGAATAGAAAAGCACATCACATCGAAAGAGATGGAAAAGGGAACCCAAAACGAGGAAATCGGGATTGAAATGGCATCGCAGTTGTATGGTTGGTTTGGAATCAATGAGATCGTAAAGCAAAGATTGTTCAATGATTACGTTTCCGGTGAATGTGACATCCTGACCGATTACGTTTTGGCCGATATCAAATGCCCGTTCAAAGGATCTAATTTTCCATTTTTTGAAACCGAGGTCCCGAACAAAGCATACTTTTATCAGCTTCAAGCATACATGTGGCTATCGAACCGACAGGAAGCGGAACTACTTTACTGCCTAACGAACACACCTGATCACATTATTGACGATGAAATCCGGAAAGAGATTTGGTATTGTTCAGCACAACCGAAATATCGCAACATGAGTGAACTTGAAATCGAGGAAATGTGTGACGATAGAATCCGGAAACAACATATCTTTGATCATATCCCTTTGGAAAAACGAGTAAAGAAGTTCATTATCAAAAGGGATGAGGAAGTGATTGAGGCAATGAGGCAACGAATCGTACTTTGCCGGGAGTATTACGATTCTATTTATGAAATAGCATAACGGAATCTAAATAAACGCAGTATGGATAAATTAGAAGAAATAAAAGTGCAACTAATAGACTTGAAGGACGGAAGCGCAACAATAGATGAATGTGCAGAACGAATATTGAGTTTATTTAGTGTTAGCGGTTCGGTTTGCGAACATCAGAACACGAGGATAAAACCAACTTGGCAAGTAGGAGGTAGCGCGATGGTATGTGATGATTGTGGTGAAGAGCTTTAGAAAACTGAACGCTAACAGTCGCATAGGCGATCGCTTTAGTGTCGCTTATGCTTTGTTATCAAATCAAATAAAAAACAAATAAAAAACAGAAATATGAATGAAATAATCAAAGTAACCGGAAAGGTACACAGCATCGGAAAGGAACAAATCTTATCCGAAAAATTTAAAAAACGTGAAATCGTATTGGAAACAACGCAGGGCAATTACAAGAACCATCGAGTAATTCAATTCACAAACGATAAAACAGGGCTCCTGGACAACGCAAAGGTCGGAATGGATGTAACTATTAACATTAACCTAAAAGGTCGCTTATGGACCGGAAACGATGGAATAGAAAAGTGTTTTAATACAGATGAGGGATGGACCATTGAACAAGCGGGATCCAAACCAATACAAAACACATCGGAAAAGATGCATGCATCCGGATTGCGTGGTGAAATTGCGCAAGATCACTTTGATCAGCACATGTATGGTAACGATAATGACCTATTTTAAGCGGAAACCATGACATCAAAAGACTTAAGCAACATTAATTCGATTGTCAGGAAGATGATAAAGGACCATATCACCAAAAATGGGATGACAATCGCATCCTTCAGTAGGGAAAGCGGTGTGCATCAGTCACAACTTTGGATGTACATGAATACTCCCGAAGATAAAAAGGGGTTGCACTCATCGACAATCGAGAAAATCGGGAAATATTTACATAAAAACGCGTAAATTGAAGCCTGAAATGCAACAATGCGACAAATATATCAATGGTGTGCCATCCCAATCGTGGTTGGCCACCATTGTTACGTTGGAAGTTGATGACTTTGTTATGATCGGATTCGCTTGTGATTACTATACAGCAACCATTCCGACAATATGCATTGAAAACAAGGTGAACGAAAGCGAAATCCTCCAGGTTTTGCGGAAAAATCAAATCGGAATCCTTTGGTCGCATCACATAGGACAATACATTTACATCGCATTCAGTCGCAATTCATTTGAAAATTAACTTACATTTGTAATGTTTGATAGTTAGGTTTGGTTAAATAACAATGGAGGGGGTGTGATGTTGGTTTTGTGATTTGACGATTATGTAGGTTCTCCTGCATCCCCTCCAAACCAAACGATAAAAACGGGAAACAATGAAAAAGAAAATCAAAATAGCTTTAGGACTTTCACTCATGCCATTATTCGCATTGATATACTTTGCTGATAGGGCATTACTGATCATCCTTCCGCACCTGGAACAAAAGAAAATCACCCATTGGTTTGAATCGAATGAGGCAATGACCGGATCTTTCCTTCGGATGTTATCAGTCGGAACGATCACCGGAACGTATTATCTCCTAACTTGGATATTTTAAAAATGAAAACAGTCAAAATCACAGAGGTCAAACCAAACCCAAAGAACCCGAGAATCATCAAAGATGACAAATTCCGGAAACTTGTTAAATCAATCCAGGAATTCCCTGACATGTTAAACAAAAGACCGTTGATAGTCTTTACCGATACCGATGGAAAATACGTTGTATTGGGAGGTAATATGCGTTTGAAAGCATGTAAGGAAATCGGATTGAAGGAAATACCGATCATCCTTGCTGATGAATGGACCGAGGAACAAAAAGCGGAATTCCTAATTAAAGACAATGTAGGATTTGGAGAATGGGATTGGGATAGTTTAGCGAATGAATGGGATGCTGAAAAGTTGGATGATTGGGGATTGGATTTGCCTATTGTAATTGATACAGAAACGGATCTTCATGATTTATCGGATACTATAGGGAATTTATTTAGGATTGAAATATCCTGTATAGATGAGGAGCATCAAGAAAATACATATAATAAATTAATTGAACAAGGATACGAATGCCGACTTTTGACATTGTAAAAAAATCAAAACCGGAAAAGACATTCCGAGTTGCATCTGTAATTGGTAAATTTGATTTACAATCAGATGAGATAATTGAGCATTTTGAAGGTAATATAGCATTACCGGAAAAATGGCAAATAGGTTTAATTGTTGGAAAAAGCGGAACCGGAAAAACAACAATTGCAAAACAGTTATTTGAAGATGCTTATATCACTCAATATTCATATTCAAAAGGATCCGTGTTGGATGATATGCCTGGAGGATGTAGCGTTGAACAAATCACATCAGCATTTAATTCGGTAGGATTTAGTAGTCCGCCAAGTTGGTTAAAACCATATTCTGTATTAAGTAACGGACAAAAGATGCGAGTTGATTTAGCAAGGGCAATACTTGAACCGGAAAAACTATTTGTATTTGATGAATTCACAAGCGTAGTTGATCGTAACGTTGCACAAATAGGTTCTTTTGCTATGCAGAAAGCAATTAGAAAAACGGATAAGCAATTTATAGCAGTTACTTGTCATTTTGACGTACAAGATTGGTTACTTCCTGATTGGATCTTTAATACCGATACAATGACCTTTCAAAGCTTTGAAGGGCAAAAAAAAAATAGACCGGAAATCAAATTTGAAATATTCAACACAACAGATAAGTCAATTTGGAAGATGTTTGCTAAGTACCATTATTTGAATCATAAACATCATAAAGCAGCAAATGTATTTATCGCAACGGTAAATGATGAAATAGCAGGGTTTATTAGCATACTCCCACAACCATGCAAAATACCAAATTATAGAAGAGTTCATAGGCTGGTTATATTACCTGATTATCAAGGTGCGGGATTTGGAATTAAATTTCTTGAAGAAGTAGGGAAGGAATACAAAAAAAAATTATATAGGTATTCTATTAATACTTCAGCACCTTCATTAATTCATGCTTTGAAAAAATCAAATAAATGGAATTGTCATCATTTTGGAAGAACTGATAATGGTGGTAACAAATATGGCAGAAAAGGTTTAGCAAATAGAGTAACGGCATCATTTGAACTTAAATAAACAACGAAATTACAACGATATGCCAGGTAAAGGACAAATAGAACCACGATGGACAAAAGGCGAAAGCGGAAATCCAAACGGAAGGCCGAAAGGAGCAAAGAATCGAAGCACCATTGCACGGTATTGGTTGGAGGTCAATCAGGATTTAAAGAACCCATTAACGGGAGATACCGAAACGATGTCGCAGGAGGATCTCATGACATTGGCACTAATCAAAAAAGCCCGTGAAGGAGATGTAAACGCATACAAGGCACTTATGGATTCAGGTTATGGCGCACCCGTTCAGCAAATCGAACAAACGAACACGGACATCGATCTTTCTGGAATGTCAACGGATGAATTAAAGGAACTATTGAAGGGAAATGAATGACGAAAAACGGCAAAAGGCTTATGACTTACTCAAACGTGAATTATCACGAAGAGAATTATGGACTTTTTGCATGTATATTGATCCTGAGTTCTTTTCTAAGCGAACCTTTCTTAAAGATATTGCAGATGGTTTTCAAGCCATTGAGGATAAGGAAATAAAGTCTTTGGCGGTATCGATGCCACCGAGGTCGGGAAAATCTTACATCACATCACTATTTTGTGCCTGGACCATAGGACGAAACCCGGAAAGGTCAGTCATGAGAAATACTTGCACGTCAACCCTATACCAAAAATTCAGTTATGATGTTCGGGCAATAGTCAAATCCGATAAGTTCAAAAAGGTATTCAGTAACGTGATTTTATCGGATGACAAATCGAATCTTCAGGGATGGAACACGAATTCAAGTAAGCAAGTCGGTTACTTTGGCGCAGGGGTTGGCGGTACAATTATCGGATTCGGAGCATCAAACGTGGCTATCACCGATGACCTTTACCGAGGGATTGAGGATGCACTATCTGACACGGTGAACGATCGCATTATCCAATGGAAAGAATCAACGCATGATTCCCGTTTTGAATCAGGGTGTGCCCGTATCGATATCGGAACCCGTTGGTCCTTGAACGATGTAATCGGTCGGAACATGGAGATGGGAGCATACGATCGAACTGTGATTGTTCCTGCAATCGATGAAAACGGGAAATCCTTTTGTGAGGATGTAATGACAAGTGACGAATACCAAACCATAAAAAAACGAATGGCACCTGAAATATGGGAGGCTGAATACATGCAAACCCCAGTCGATATGAAAGGACGTTTGTTCAATCAACTTAAACACATCGATCAAAGCGAATTCGAAGCCATGAAGGATAAGATTGAAGGGTGCGTTGGTTACATCGATGTAAGTGATCAGGGTGCGGATTACACCGCCCTTGCTATTTGTGCCGTAATTCAAAACGAACTTTACATAGTTGACTATCTCATGACACGAGATAACACCGATATAACAATCCCTTTATGCGCTGAAAAGTTAAGCAAATGGAAAGTGACATATTGCAGGGTGGAATCGAACTCGATGGGTGCCATGTTCAGCCGTGAGCTTCAAAGGAACACCGAAACCCGAATCCTCCAGGTACACAACACAACGAACAAAATAACAAGGATCATCATGCAGTCGGCATTCATCATGTCACGTTTTAATTTCGTTCGAAATGGGGATAACATGAGCGAACTTTTCATCCAAAATATGGTCAGTTTTTCAAAGGAAGGAAAGAACAAAAACGATGATGCTCCGGATTGTTTGGCAGGACTTTCTATTTTTGTGCAGTCGATGTTTAAAAATTTGTCGTAACTTTGATTAAAATCTAATCAAAAAATGGGATGGATTTAAACCTTTGGGAGAATTTTTTCGGCATTACGTTCAATCGACAAAACAGATTCATCAATCAGGCGAATCAATTAATGCCTTACTCAAATCAAATTTGGGGTGTTAAGAAAGCCGTTTGGATCGATACCAATAACGCATGGGAATGGTTCATGACTATTCCTGAATTGAGGGCGGTAATAGATAAAAGGGCATCGATGATGT